AGGGTTGTGATGATAGAACCTGTCCAGTATTTCACGAAGTTCCCATTCCTCAATACATTCGATGGAACATTTTACACTATCGGATTTGGGAAACTACTCTTTCAGAACAATGATGTGATCAATACGGTGATCAATCAACTCCTGGACGCGGCTTCAGATCAGATAACGGGTGGCGGGTTTGTCTCGGGATCGTTCAATATCAAGGGTGGCAAGCAAGGTGGAGATGTCACGTTCAGAAAGAACGAATATAAAATTGTCAGCACATCAGGCGATGATATCAGAAAACAGATTTACGAACGGCCCACAGCACAGCCTTCCCCGGTTTCATTCACGCTTCTTGAACTCCTCATCACTGCATCGGAAAAACTCGCATCTGTGTCCGACGCCCTCACGGGCAACGCGCCGCCTGCAAACACTCCCGCGACAACGACACTGAGTATGGTTGAACAGGGATTGAAGGTATTTGGGTCTATTTATGCCCGGCTACACCGTGCGTTCAAGTCTGAATTCAAGAAAATATTCCGACTAAACAGCCTTTATCTTTCGGAAGAAGCGTATTATAGGGTGCTTGACACAGACAAAGCCATATCCCGCAATGATTATAACCTCCAATCATGCGATGTAGTGTCCGCCAGCGACCCGAACAATACCACGGACATGCAGAAGCTACTCAAAGCTGAAGCGCTCATGAAGCTCAAGGGCACGGGTTTGAATGATTCCGAGATTGATCGACGGTATTTGGAGGCGCTCTCCATTGGCGATATCGAGAACATCCTACCCGATAAGAACGCGGAAAGCCAGCCACCGCCCGAAGTTCAAATGGAAATGGAAAAACTTGCTATTGAAAAAGAAAAACTTGCTATTGACCGAGAAAGATTGAATATTGAGAAAGCACTTGCGGATAGCGATATTCTGTACAAGCGAGCGGGAACAATGAAGCTCCTCGCGGACGCTGAAGCCGCCGAACTCGGGAGCCAGCTTGACACATATCGGGCGCAGGTGGAGGGCATGGAAGCCGAACTGAGGATGGCTCGGGGCCAGGACGAGAGCGGAAAACCGATAGAAACAGGTACTGAAGAAGCAAAACCAGAGCCAGCAGAAGGGGAAGGAAATGCAAGTATCCCGAATGGCGTGGGAGGAATGGTCGGCGCACCCGGTAACGGAGGTGTACCTTCGCAACCTTATGGAGCGATTGGCGGAGGAAATGGAGCGCTTGGGATCGGGGCAAACTCTGAACAGTGATAGCGCGGACAGTACACTTTCCGCAACGGCTCGAAGTGTTGGGATAATTGCAGGGATACAAGGGGCAATCCGGGAAGCGAGCGAAGAGGAAATGGTTGAGGAGTAAGTCCATGAACGAAACTATCGCTTACGAAGAGATATGCGTCTCGCTACATATCCGCAACTGCCTGAATCGTTCTGGCAGATGACAGGATTTTGGAAATACAGAAAAAATGAAGGCGCGCCTATACCGGAGTTGAAGGAAGAAAGACAGGAAGAAAGACAGGAAGAAAGACAGGAAGAAAGACAGGAAGAAAGACAGGAAGAAAGACAAATGACAAAATTCACAAAAGTAAAGTATTTTTATAATGGTGAATGGAGAAATATCAGTTTGATTTTTAATTAGCACAGTGATATAAATCAAACGAGTTTCCCGCTTGGACCGTACATCCACACGGGAAAGGTAACACACTCAGGACGGCTTGTAGGGGCCTACACCTCTATATCGCCGTCTTTTTTTTGTGGGGAGAGAGTATCATGAAGTCAGTAATTCCGGTAGGTTGGGTGCTGGTAGTGAAGCCGGACCCGATCCCAGAAAAAACGAACGGGGGATTGTATCTTCCTCAGACAGTACGTGAAAATCAACAGCAGCAGGCGATTATGGGCACGGTGGAGAGTATCGGGGATGAGGCATGGGGGAAGTTCGATGAGCGGTCATACACTCCGAATGTCGGTGATCGTATCCTTTTCGCAAAGTATGCCGGCCAGGTCATGGACCTCGACGGCCAGGAATACCGCATCCTCAATGACCAAGACGTTCTTGGCGTTGTCAAAGACTCGGAATAGTTCGGGAGAGGAATCAGAGCAATGGAAGACACAGAGCAGGAAATTCAGGGTGAAGACGCCCTTACGACCGACTCTATTGAGGCGGTTGCCCGTGAAATGGGATGGAAAGACAAGTCCGAATTCACGGACAAATCCGGGAAACCCTTTGTGGGAGCACGGGAATTCATTTTGAGGGAACGCGAATTCAGCGACCGCCTGCGGGACAAACTCTCGAACACGGAAGCCACGGTCAAGGAAATCAAGAATCACTTTGACCGGCAACTAGAGGTGGAACGCAAGAAAATACGCGAGGAACTCAAGGCCGCGAAGCGTGAAGCCATCAAAGAAGGCGACGCCGACGAGGTAGACCGCATCGAGGAAGAACTTAAATCTGTAGATACCACACATTCGACACAGGCCAGTGAAGACAAGAAGTTACTGGATGAATGGAAGTCGGAGCGTCAGTGGTATCAGACCGATAAAGACCTTACGGATATGGCCGACGCTCTGGCAGTGAGATTTGAGGGTGAGGGAATGACGTTCCCGGAGATATTGGAAGCGGTTGGGAAGAAGATGGAACGGTTTATCGCCGCAAATCCTTCGGAAAAGAAACGCGCTGCATCAGCCGTCGAGGGTGATACCCACAATTCCGGAACAACGAAACGGCACACGGTGCGCGATCTCACTGAACAACAGCGAACCATTCTCAAGATGTACCGGCAGGAATTCCCGAAGTCTACGGACGACGAATACATCAAGCAACTCGAAGAGCAGGGGGTTCTATCATGAGCCTCACACAGAGAAAACCAAGACAGGCAAGGAGAAACGCCATGGATACGGATTCAGTTCTCAATAAGGGTAGCGATGACGAAACGCAAAAAGCGCCGGAGCAGGATCGCCCAAGACGGGGCGATCGCGCACAGGAACTCAGTCCAATCGACCGCATGGGACGCGAGAAGCGTATTCCCATCGGACAACAATCCCGCATAAAATTCAAACAACGCCCCGGATACGTTCGGCGCATGGTGAATGATGTCGCGGATGGCGAGCGGGTGAAGATGTTCCAGAAAGCCGGATACAGCATCGTTACCGAGGACACGGCGGGTGGAGATACACGCGCCGGAGCGGATACCCAAGTCGGGTCTCCGGTCATCCGATCCGTTGGTGGAGGTGTTCGCGGCGTCCTCATGGAAATCCCAGAGGAATTCTACAGAGAGGATCAGGCGGCGAAGGAAGAACGACTCTCGAAAATCGACGATGAACTCAAGCGGAAATCGAAAGAGCCTGGGTTCTACGGTGAAATGGAAGTAAAACGATAACAAGCAGGAAAGGATAGAAAATGGCGAATGTAAGCAGACTCAACGGATTCAAACCTGTTGGGACAATTACCGGAGCGCCGTACACCGGGGCCGCAATGCGCTTTTACAAGGCCGCTGGAACGACTGTCACCCACGATCTGTTCGAGGGTGATCTGGTCACGTTCAGTGGAACTTGTGATGCTGCGGGTGTGCCCGGAGTATCGGTGGCAACCGCCGGGGCCGCGCAAGCGGTTATCGGCGCGGTGGTAGGAGTAGAAAGTGATCCGAATCATTTGGATCGCACATCGTGGATTGACGGAGCAGACGCGGGCTATGTCCTGGTCTGTACTGATCCCAACGTGATTTACGAGGCCCAAGCCGGTGGAGCGGTCCCGATCACAAGTATCGGCGAAAACGTCAACATGGAGAAGAGTGCTGCTGGCGACCGTACTGCCGGTACTTCTGGTCAGCACGTCCTCAATACCGTGGCGTCTTCCCTGTCCACGTGGCAACTCAAGCTCGTCGGGTATCCGCAGCGTTCCAATAACGAAATCAACGCCGTCTACAACAAGGTGCTCGTTATCATCAACAATCACGTTTTCAAAGGCCATACCGGCACTGCTGGTATCTAAGGGGGTGAGACATTATGGGCGTAATTACTACTGGTAGTTTCGCGAAAGACCTGTTCCCTCTGGTTGGGAAGTGGTATGGTGACGCATACCCCGAGTACAAACCCGAGTATACTCAGGTGTTCGAGATGGGTACTTCTAAAGGGAAGTACGTGGAAGAGGTCGGATTCGTCGGAACGGGTCTCGCTCCGATCAAAGCGGAAGGCATGGGTATTGCCTACGATTCGATGGAACAGGGGTATATCACACGGTATACCAATGTGACATACGGTCTGGGGTTCATTATCACCCGCGAAGCCTACGATGACGCCATTTGGGATGGCCAGGCCAAGAACAAGGCCGCGCAACTCAAGTGGAGCCAGAGGCACACGAAAGAAACCGTTCACGCGAATATCTTCAACCGGGCTTTCTCGGGGGTGGCCGTATAAGGAAACGATGAGGAGATGTGCGCGACGAATCATCCGAACAAGAGCGGCGGAACCTGGGCGAACGAACTTGCCACGGCTGCTGATCTTTCGGAAGCCTCCTTGGAGCAGGCGTGTATCGACATCGGCGCATTTACGAATGATCGGGGCGGACTCATCGGCGTTCAGGCCATGAAGTTAATTATTCCCCCGGCGCTCGAATTCGAGGCGGCACGCATCCTGAAGAGCATTCAGCAGAGCGGCGGAGCGAACAACGACATCAACGCCATTCGCGTTCTGGGCAAGTTCCCCGGCGGAGTGGTTGTGATCCATCGGCTCACCGACGCTGATGCTTGGTTCATTCAGACCGATTGCCCGAATGGCCTGAAATCCTTCACCCGTCGCGCTCCCGAGTTCAACACGGAGAACGATTTCGACACAGAGAACGCCCGGTTCAAGTATACCGAGCGTTATGTCTGCGGAATGACAGACCCGCGCGGGATTTTTGGATCGCCGGGGTGTTAACGTAACACAAACTGGCGGGGGATGTGATAATCCCCCGCTGCCGAAAGGTGGTTTGCAATGTCTCTTACTAATTTCCCCAATGGTATTTCGAGTTTCGGTGTTCCCGTGTATGGGTCGCTTCCCCCGATTCGCGGGCAGTGGTTTTTTGTGGATGTGGCAAGGGGTGCGGAGGGGAACAGCGGGAAACAGCAGAACAAATCCTTTGACACATTTCTCACGGCATATACCGCGTGTACGTCCTCAGCGGGCGACGGGATATGTATTTTATCAAGTTCCACGGCAGCGGATTCTAACTCATCAATCATTCTGGCATCGCTGGACTGGACGAAACACGGGATCACGGTTGTGGGTGTGGCCGCGCCGACCGGGTATTTCCACCGGTCGCGTATAACGGCGACAACCGCAGACCTCGCGTATCTGTGGGATATTTCTGGGTCCAACAACAGTTTCTACAACCTTTTCGTTCTCAATGAGGGTACGGCAAATACCTGTTTGGGGAACGTGATCGTGAGTGGGAACCGCAACTATTTCAACAACTGTCATCTCTTGGGTGGAGCGAGCGATGTGCCTGGCGCGGTTGCGCTCTGCAACAGCCTCAGCCTCAAGGCCAGCGAATGCACGTTCGATGATTGCACGTTCGGTACGAACAGCACAACTCATGCGCAGGCGAACGCGCCGATTCAGTTCACTACGACTCAGCAGGGGCAGAACCTTTTCCGACGTTGCCGTGTGATCTCCAAGTCCTCGACGGCGGGTCATGGTGGAGTTAATCTTGTAGGAACCACGGTTATGAATGGTTGGACCGAGTTCCATGATTGCACCTTCACCAATTTCTCCGCTACCGGCGGGGCGAAGACCGCGCTGACAAAGGTGGTTATCGGAGATGCACAGACTGACTGCGGACTTCTGTTCCACAACTGTTCCGAAGTTGGTTGGGCGGCATGGTCCGTTCTCGCCTCCAAGGCATATGTGGGATGCTCGGGTGAAACCGCCGCTGGCGCTGGTGGTATCGCTACCGCTCCCGCAGCGTAACAAACTAAATAGATACAGGGGTAAGTTGATCCTTACCCCTGTATGGAACGGATAATGTCATGGCGAAAGCAAAACAATCACCGCTCGGATCGGGGGAGCGCTTCAAGAAAGGCGTACTCGATATGATGGCGGAAGGCATGTCAAAGGACAAGGCGGGCGCAATCATGGCCTCGGTGGGCCGC